ACATAGAATCGTTAAATATCGAGATACCTACACGGGTATTACTACCGGCACTTCATGATGAATTCGGTTCTTATACCTATAAAATGTCTCCAAACGGGAAGTTAACCTTCACACACGCCAATGGACACAAGGATGATCATGTAGATTCTTTAATGCTTGCTAATTATTCGCGTGTTGCGTTCATGGAACGTAAGCCTATTAGGATAAGATCGCTACATTCCAAGGTATCTGATAACAGATTTAAGCTACCCACACGCTAAATACTAAAATTTATATTTATTTTTATGTCCAAACAAGTAATTGACCTCACTCTACCCGACTATCTAACAGTATCTCAGTACGTAAACCTTAATGGTTACAAGGGTACTAGTAATTTTGGTAGGTTAGTCCACACAGTTTCTGCTATATCTGGGTATACTAAGGCCGAAGTCCGTAAATGGTCTCTCTCATCTTTAACAGATCTTGCTAATCACTTCGGTGAGATAGCCGATCACAAGCAGGAGTTCCACTCTATCATTGAATGGAACGGTAAACTGTATGGGTATGCACCAGTAAAAGCCTCTACCCTAGGAGAGTATATTGATTTAGAGAACTTAGTACAAGATTTCGAAGCTAATGCTCACAAAGTAGCAGCAATATTTTATCGTCCTATCGAATCACATAGATTTAAATCTTTAGAGTTTCATGTCAAACAAAAAATAAAGATGCTAAAGAATAAAGTAGCAAATGTCTTTGATTGGTATACAACTGAGACCTACGATTCAGATAAACGTAAATTAGTAGAAGAAGAGTTTAAAGACTTTCCAGCCCATATATTTTTAGGAGCTTTAAGTTTTTTTTTGTCGACCGTAAATCTATACTCAACAAATATTCTTTTTTTGGAGAAGAAGATACCAAAGATACTGCACCAAGAGATGATGACGGAGATAATGGACAATCTTTCTCTCACCACTGGGGCTGGTGGGGGACTATTTACCAACTCTCTAAGTCCGGTATATTACAAATTACAGGAGACAAGTCCATCACTGACGTAAATTTTCTTACTGCTATGAACTATTTAGAAATAGACAAAGACTATAATGCTGAAGTCCAAAGAATGGAAAAACAAGCCATACAAATGCAAAGACGCACATGAGTTACCCAAAGAACAATTTAACTTACCGAAATATTATAAGCGATTTCGAGCAAGCTGCTTCGGAGTCTATAGCTGTAGCTACTTTTGATACCGGTACTATTGATTTCTTAGATGCTAATGCAGTCAATAAAAACTATCCTTACCTTTATTTACGTCCTATAAGTTCACAAGGAGTAGTAGATAAGGTAAAATCTTTATCGTTTGAATTATACTCTATGGATGTCCCTACTTTAGCGGACCAATCACCAGTTAGAGTCTTATCAGAAACAGAACAAAGAATATACGACACTATAGCCTGGTTTAATTTTGGGCCTGCCTCAAGACAGCAAGTGTACGAAATAGACATGACCGATTTGTCTCCAGTTAATGAGGCATTTCAAGATAGAGTATTCGGTTGGGTTGCTACTATACAAGTTACTACTCCATTCAATTGGAACTATTGTGACTATCCTAAAGTTTGGCCAACCCCTACTGCTACTATACAACCTACTAGCACACCAACACCATCACCTACTTTATTTCCACCTACACCGACACCTACAGGACCTACACCAACTCCTACAACGTCGCCTACGCCTACTCCTAGTCCAACATCGACTAGTACGCCGACTCCGACTCCAACAAGTAGTCCGACTCCGTTACCTACATTTGCACCAACACCTACTCCGTCACCGACACCGGCTCCTTTATTCTTTGAATTTAAAATAGATGGAACTAATCAAACAGGTTCATTAGAACTAGCTTGTGATTTAGCATCAGGTAGCTTTAGTTCAGTTTATGTAGACTTTAACGATAGTGATCCTGCTTGGCCGGATAGAATAGTTGGTAAGACAGTTTGGTCTAATCAAGCATTAACTAATGTATATACCGGTTCAGCGGTAATAGATGATTCAGTAGTTAGACTAGCATACGGTAGTGAGTCAGTTTCAGCTACTCCTAGTTATGCTGCTATAGATTTAAGATGGTATAATGCCACTGGATCTAATATAGTAGATACTTTAGTACCTTGTGCATTCCCAATTATTGAAACAAATGATGCTACACCGCTTACAGTTTCTAGTTCATTATTATCTGGACAAGTAGATAACTTTGCAGGAAGAACCTTTGATCAAGTTGGATTCCAATGGAGTACTGGTTCTAGTAGCGATAATATGTTAGAGGGTAATGCAATAACGTCTTCTACTCTAAGTAATCCTTGGACTTATCCTTTAGAAACAGATGTTAATGTAACTAATTATTACAGAGCTTGGGTTAGAGACGATGAAAGTGGAGCAGTATACTTTGGTGATATAGAAACATTAGCACCAGTTACAGCTTATGCTTGGCCTGTAATATACCAAGAAGCAATTTCAGGATTTGGTACAAATTTACAAACAGAAATAGACCGTATTCAATCCTTTTTGGATAATGAATGTCAACAGTCAATTCCATCTCCTGATACAATGTATGCAGCTGTTACATTCCAGACAGGGTCAGCAACTGCACCTTATGGCTGTGACAGAGATATATCTGAATTTGTTGGAGCTTCACTCTGGGATGACCAAGCAATGACTATTCCAGCAGGTCAAATTGGAAATACAGGATTCTATACAACACACGCAGCTGATATTCACGGATTACCATCTAAGAATAGCTTCTTTATAGTTAACAAAGAAGTATCTGGTGTACCAAATACAACAATGGCATATGCACAAGAATGTGTACCTCCTAACTCATGTGATCCATAATGGAAGAGAAAGAAGCATTATTGACTAGCTTAAAAGCATTTGGTAAAGAGTTTGAGAGTAATCTTAAATCGTTAGTCCCGGTTAGAAAAGGATACTTGAAAGATAGTATAAAGACCTTTGCTGATATTAAAGGAAAGACAGTAGAATCAGGTGTTAAGATGCTTTACTACGGTGAGTTTGTTAACTCAGGAACGTATAAGATGGCAGCACAACCATTTATTAATGATGCATGGGCAGAGACAAGATTTAATGCAAAGACAGATAAGGCTTTAGAAAAATATTTAGATAGTCAATTCGAAAAAGTATTTAACAGATAATGATAAACGTAAACGCACAACCACCGTATCCTAATGCAACTTATACTCATTTGTTGTATACGATAACATCTACACAGTCTGGTCAACCTCAGTATCAGTACGTTATGGATGTTAAACAAGGAGGTACTTTGCTTACAAGAATAAGACAGTATCCTAATCCAGCAGCTGCAGGTATCTTTGATCCTTCTAGAATTTTAAACGATTATATTACTTACGATCCTAATTGGAAGACTGCTACTAATGCTATTCCAGTATCTTCAGTACAAACATTCGATATTTTATTCGGAGAAGAATACGGTACGTCAGTATCCTCTTCTGTTGTTTTATATGACGGTTCAGGTTCACCAGGAGCACCGGGAGTAGCAACTACACCAGCAGAAGTATTTGGTGCAGTAGTAGATCCTAATAATGGAATATCTTTTAACTGGCAAGCACAAGAGGTTTTAAGTAACATACCTACTACAGAAAATTTTATTACTGAGGATGAATACCAAACATTATCAATCTATAACGATGGTAGTTTAACAACTGCTACTGTAAATTATAATCCAGGAGGTCAATCAGTATATAATCTTCAAAATGGATTCAATACAATACCAGTAGGAGGAAAAAATATAGGAGTAACTGGATGGAATACTATTACTGTCTCAGTTGGTTCAACAAATTATACCTGGACTAAGGTAGAAAATTGTAATTACGATAGAGTAAGATTTGCTTTTATAAACAAATTTGGTTTCTGGGATTTCTTTGGTTGGAATTTACCAATAAGAAAAACTACGACTATAACTAGACAGTCTTTAACTAGACCAATGGTTAATTATTCTTCTCAGCTATCAGTTTATAATAACGAAAGAAGAGGTAAAGATTATTACAATATACAATATAACGATGCAATAAACGTATCAACGGATTGGTTAGATCAATCTCAAGCTAATTGGTTAAGTGAATTATTAGAGTCACCTTCTGTTTTTGTACAGGATGGAGATCTTTTTAATCCAGTTGTAATAACAAATGGGTCTTATGTTCACAATACTAATAAAAAGAGTCAGAAAACATTCCAATACGACATTACGTTTCAATACGCAAATCAACAATTAGGTAGATAACATGGCAGATGTAATTGTTAGAGTCATACACGATAATACAACCTATGACTTAGACATAGATAGTAATATACCCTTAAGGATTGATATCTCAGCAGTTGAGAATCAAGACATAGGATCTTTCTTTGGAGTAGGCTCTCAGCAATTTGATTTACCAGGTACTAAAGAAAACAACCAATTTTTTAAACATGCATACAACGTCGGTACTAACGGCGTTCCTGCATTTTATAATAGTATAACAGGCTATATACTTTTAAACGGAGAGACAGTATTAGACGGTCAGTTCCAACTTATAGAGGTAATAGCAGACGATCAAGGCTTTGTAACCTATAAATGTCGTATAACAGACCAAGTTATAACGTTTAACGATGCATTAGGAAGTAAATTAATTTCTTCTGGTAGCTGGGATTACTTAAATCACGATCTTACCTATGCTAATATTACAGGATCATGGCAAGATGAACTATTATCTGGTTCAGTTTACTATCCTTTAGCATTTTATGGCTTTTCAGACCCAGAAAACATACAGTTACCTTGGTTCGCTTTTAGAAATTCAGGTTCTTTTGCAGGAAATTACATAGATAGTTACCTAACACCCATACAAGCACAGCAATTATTACCGGCAGTTAAGGTAAAAGATACGCTAGATGTAATATTTGACCAAGTAGGCTTTAGATATACCGGTAGTTTTGCTACTGGAAGTAGTTTTGAGAACTTATATATCCTACCTAAAGCACAAGAAGGTTTAGGAATCGTAGGAGAACCAGGTAATGTTTCTACATGTAATGTTACTTTAGCTACTAACCAAACTATAACAGCACCAACAGCTCCTAATCAGGTCGTAGAACTAGTAGATTTAAATAACGTTATCACTGATCCTACTAATGCTTTTAACGTAACAGATCATTTTTACGATCTACCAGGTATAGGAGACTATTCTTTTTCAGCTCAAACATCGTTCTTTAATCCAACAGTATTTACTGGAGGTACAGTAGAGGTTACTTTATCTATATTTCAAGGTGTTAGATCAGGAGGAGTAATATCCGGTACTGTAAGAGGTTCAGAAAGTAAAACTTTAAGTTCTGCAGATGGATTTACTACAATTAGTTTATCAGCTGGTGCTTCTTTCTTTGTATCTTCAACTAACGAAGTATTTGTAGGAATTACCTATAGAGCAATATCAGGAGTTCCCAATGATTTACTATTACAAAGTTATGCAACTAATTTCCAGTGTACTCAAGCACCAGAAGCTACTGTAGGTGCTACGGTTAATATGGGAAGACAGTTTGGAGGTAATGTTAAGTCGTTAGATGTACTAAAAGGCTTAATTGAAAAATTTAACTTAGTACTTAGTCCTATAAAAGGTCAAGAAAAAGTAATCTCAATAGATTCGTTTGATCCTTGGATGAGATCTGGTGCTATAAAAGACTGGACAGAAAAATATGATACAGCTACTCGTATTGCTATTAACCATACTGTTGATGAGCAACCTAAAGAAATAATACTAACAGATGTAGAGGATAGTGATAGGTTCTCTAAATTAGCTAAAGAATCTGACCCATATAGACAATATGGTAGTATAAGATTGATAGCTGATAATAATGTATCGTTAGGTAAGAAGAAAATAGGTGATTACTTTGCTCCAACTATACCAGGAGGGCCATTTGCTACTACAGCAACAGGAGTCGGTACTAGCGGTAATGGATCTTTACAAATAGATACATCTACTAACTTTATTTTTCCTCACTTATATAAATTAGAGTCAAGTAAGGTTAAATCTTATGCTTTTAAACCAAGAATAGGTTATAAAGTAGAGGGTATCATACCAACAACGGCTAACGGTACAGGAATATACATTGGTGATACAGGTAACCCAGATAAAATTAGTGGTAGTTATGCAACTATAGCTAATGTATCAGAAGCACCTGCTTTAGCTACTTCTAAAAACTTATACTACAATACTACATATACTCCCTTTACTAATACTAATAATTTAAATGGTGGTACTAATGCTTATGATGAGTATTGGGCTACTTATATAGAAAGTTTATATTGGGAAGATAGTGTTAAAGTAACGATGGACTTACAGTTCAATCAGAACGAATATTTTGCAATCAACCTAAACGATAGAGTATTCATTAAAGATACTTTTTATCGTATAAATAAAATAGATGGATTTAATCTATCAGACGATGATACAGCAACAGTAGAGTTAATTAAACTTTACCCAGCTTATTTCGAAGGATTAGACTTTTCAGGATGTACATTTGCTGTTTCAGCTACTACAAGTAGTTTAGATTGTGACTTAAACACTCCTACTCCTACTCCTACGTTTGTTCCTACACCAGTTGGACCAACACAAACACCAACACCGACACCAACTAATACTCCTATACCAGGAGCTACTCCAACTGCAACACCAGGACCAACAGCTACTTTAGCTCCTACTCCTACACCAACATCAACATTACCAGCAGGAGTATTTGCTTATAGATTTAGTTCACCGCATCTTAATGTAACTCTAGCTTGTGTAGACGTAACTAATGCTTATATAGCTTACAGTACATTATCAAATCTTAATAATATTACAGGTGCTACTCTATTTTATGAAGATGTAGCATTAACTCAGCTTTGGGACTTAGGTGGTAATGACTTATACTACGGTATAAATGCAGATCCTACTACAGGAACTAGTGCAATAGCTGGATTAATTAATACAGGTCAGTTTACTGATTTAACTGTATGTCCTACTCCTAGTCCAACACCAACTAGTACTCCGACACCTACTCCGTTAATTAGTTTCCCAATAAGTGCTTCAGATAATAGTACTGATAGTGATTTATGTACTGCACCATTAACTCAAGTATTATTTACTAATAAAACGTTAGAGAGTTGGAATGCAGGGGCATTTGTATATACAGATCAACTACAAACAACAGTATTCGAAGGAGCTAACAGATACTTTAGATTCTTTAGTGGTAGTCAAAATGTAGTTTGGTCAGTAGCTAATAATGGAGCACCAGTACTTAATGGTCAAGATTGTTCAGGATCAATTTATCAATTCTTTGGAACTGATCAACAAAACTTAAACGTTCAACCTTGTTCTAAACCATTAACACAAACATATTATACTAGAAACTTTAGTACAGTAGATGATATTGCAGCAGGAGATTTAATTTATACTAATGCTACATTAACAACAGAATTAGCTGATAACTTCTTATTTGCTATATCTGATACGTCAGCAAGTAATGCATTTATAACTACTGGAAGTTCATTTGCATATTCTTTCAATGGAGGAGCAAATACTATTGCTAGCTGTATAGAAAATCCACCAACGCCTACTCCGACTACACCACAATACTTATTTAGCTCTTCTATATCAGCAGGGTATACAACAGGATGGGGTTGTGGAGTACCATTAACAGGAAGTGTATTCCACTTAGAGCCATTAGAGAACTTTAGTACTAACGGAGGTACAGTATACTCTGATCCTCAAGTACAGAACAGATTTGTAGGTGGAAATAAGAGATACTTATTAAACCAAGCTGCAGGTACCGTAGGAACAGGTAGTTACGGAGCTTCTAAAGGAATTTATGCAGTAGCTAACAACGGAGTCATAACTCCTAGACTAGCTTGTTCTACAGGTAATGCTTATACGTTCTTTGGAACTATAGCACAAAACTTAAACGTAGATGCTTGTGATAAGGCAATAGGTCAAGTATATTATACTACAGACTTTACAACAGTAGGAGATGCTCAAAATGGAGATCGTATTTATACCGATCCTTCATTAACTAATCAATTAGCAGATAACTTTAACTTTGCTATATCAGATGTAACTCAATCTACAGCATATTATAGTGGTAGTAATACAGTGAACTTTAATTATAGTTTAAATGGAGGTGTACAAACACTTACAGATTGTAGACCAGTTAGTAACTCTAACGGATTCTGGGAATTAAATGGAACATCACCAGTCTTTTCAGGTCAATGTCTCTTAACTGTACCGAATACTTATTACCAATCAGGATCTGCATTAGCAAGTGAGTTACCAATAGGAACTAAATTATGGTTAAACGATACAGGTACAAACCCAGTACAGTTTGCAGGAATTAAGAATATTGGTTTAACTAATAATACAACAGAGATAAATCAACAACCAGACTTCTCTGTAAGGTATAGTACTGCTTCTGGAGTAATAGCTTTAGAGGATTGTAGAAATATGCCAGATCCAACTGCTACAGCAACACCGACACCAACACCTACTCCTACACCAGCACCAACATTTACTAGCTGGAGAGGAACTAGTGCAATAAGTAGTCAAGCAAGTGCATGTCAGTTTACTACTCCTAATACTTATCATACAACTGCTTCAATAGCCATAAACGATTGGGCACCAGGTATGAGATTGTATAGTGATGCTGGTACAACAACAGAAATAACAGCTAATAACCAATACATAGGTATAACCGATGAAGGAATTGGAAACTTAACTGCTAAGATAAACGTATTATATACTCAAGCAGCAGGTGTAGTAACAGTTAGTAATTGTACAAACTTATCACCAACACCGACGCCTACTCCTAACCCTGGACAACCTACTAGCACACCAACACCAGTTCCACCGACGGCTACTCCTACTCCTAGTCCATCACCAACTAGTACTCCAACACCAACTGCTACACCAACAGTATTTGGTTTGAATACAACGACAGCTCAATCGAATCCAGGATTAGTATGTAGCTTAAATGCAACAGCTGCAGTAATATACACTACTAGAACTAGAGGAGCAAATATACAAGTAGGAGATATAGTCTATTCAGATCAAAATTTAACTACACCATTAAATGGTAGTAATAATTATTACGGAGTAGCTACAGCAATCAGTAATGTAACTGAACAAGAAATAAGAGTAGACTTTAGTGGTAATGTTACAGTATCTAATACATGTGTAGCACCTACTCCAACTCCTACTCCTACTCCAACACCAGCACCTCAACAAATATACAGAGGTAGTGCTGGATATAGTAACGTAACTAATGCTTGTGGAGATACTTCATTAAATGTAGCTTATACTGCAGGAAAAGATGTACCGGCACTACAGGCTAACGATTATATCTATACTAATACAGGCTTAAGTACTCCATTCAACGGAGGAGGTCAATATTGGTCACTAGAAGCATTTGCAAGTTCAGCTAGAAGAGGAGCATTAATAGCTTCAGATGGTAGAATACAACTAATACAAAATTGTCCATAATATGGCGGGATCAGTAACATTAACACTAACAACAGGGTCAGCAGAGGTAGGTAACTTTACTATTTACTGTGAATCTCCTGATCCAGGAAATGAAATAGCTCAAAACGTATCTTCTGCTAGTTTAGCAGCAGGTTTCTGTACAGATGTTATTTGTAATCAGTATGTAGTTAAATCTAATACTAATGATTGTGAAACTCAGATAGTAGTATATCCAGGAGGTCCTCCACCAACACCTACCCCACCGGCTGTTCTACCTACACCGACTCCTATTGGATTACCAACATTAAATAATGGTTGGAGATTTACAGCTGGTTTCTTTTTTACTACTGTAGCAGGATTCCATAGAGGTACTCTATTTGGTTGTCCTAGTTCAGCATTTGGATTCGGAACAGGAGTTAGTCCAACTAACACTCAAATAGCTCTACCGGGTACTAACTGTTATAGCGGTGGTGCACCTTATTTCTTTCCAATAGATAAAGGATTTGGTATAAACGGAGTAGGTAATACATCTCAATATGCTTTAACACAGTTTAGTTTAGATACTACAGCAGGTACAATTGCTATGGGTATAATGAACGGTAATCAAGTTGGTAATCCAGGAAATGTAAGTTTATCTGGAGTTATACAAGGTAGTAATGGAGATAGTGGTACTTGGTCAGTTAATTTAACACCAGGATCTACTTATACAGACGGTAACGGAGTTAGTATTACTCCAGAGAGTACCGGTAATGTATCTTTAGCAGGATTAAATTTACAATCTACCGTAACATACAATTTAACAACATAATGAAAGTAAAAGATTTACCACATGATGAAATGAATGTAGTTGCTACTATGCTTCTTGAAGCTGGAGTACCTATTAAAGATATACCAGAAATGGAATTACCCAACCAGGAAAAAGTTTAACCCTTATTTATCTACATGGCTACTAAAACGTACAAAGTCGAAATCGACGTAGAATCTAAAACTCTCGGACAACTCGAAGATGAGTTGACTAACATTAATGAGGAGTTAAAAAACGTTGATCGTAATAGTGAATCTTTTAAAAACTTATCTCAACAAGCTCAAGCTCTTACTAAAGAGATAGAGAAAACTAATAATGAGATAGCAGGCTTACAGCTTGAGGATAAACTTATGGCTGCTGATGGAGCTGCTAGAGTATTTGGTGGTTCATTATCTGCAGTAGTAGGAACTTTAGGAGTATTAGGAGTAGAGTCAGAAGCATTTGGTAAATTTGAAGAGAAAGCAGCCTCTGCAATTGCAGTAGGTATGGGAGTTAAAGATGTTGCTGAAGGATTCGGTAACTTATCACTAGTAATGAAAAAGAGTGGTATTGCTGCTAAATTATTTGGTAGTACTACATCTAAAGCTTTAATTGCTACAGGTATTGGTGCATTCATTGTACTACTAGGTACCGTTATAGCTTATTGGGATGATATAACAGCAGGTGCTAAGAAGTTTGCTAATTCAGTTCCTTTTATAGGTCAAGCCATAGAAGGTTTAGAGAAAATGTTTGATTCTCTTATGGATGCTGTTAGACCGGTATTAGAATTCTTAGGTCTTCTACCAGATGAAGCAGAAAGAGCTCAAATGGCTATAGTAGAAACTACAAACTTAGCTATAGCTGAATTACAAAGAGAGTTAGCTATTGCTCAAGCACTAGGAGAGTCAGCTAAAGAAATATTCCGTATAAGAGAGGAATTAATTAAAAACGAACTAGCTAACCTTAGAGCAGCTAACGAAGAGAAGGCAGCAATATACGCTAAGGAGACTGAGTTAATGGCTTTACAGGCTGCTGAACAAAGAAGAATTAGAGAAGAAGCAGCAGGTGTAGTAGTAAGAACTAAAGTAGAATCAGTTAATGCTATACAGGCTGCAGGAATACAGGAGATGGAAGTCGGTGCTATTACTACAGCAGGATTACAAATAACTAATCACCAGAAAGAACAATCTGATGCTGAGTATAGAATGGCTGTTATTGATAACGAAATGAAATTAGATAATGCTAGAAGAGTAGGATTAGATAATCTTATTGCTATAGCAGGAGCACAGTCAGCAGTAGGTAGAGCAGCATTAATAGCTAAACAAATACTAGCTGCTAAAGAGTTATTCATGGAAGCTAAGAAAACTATAACGTTTGCTTCGTTAAAAGCTTCAGAGGCTACGGTAGCAACAGCAGCAGGTGCAGCTAAGACAGCAGCTATTGGTTTTCCACAGAATATACCATTCCTTATAGCATATGCAGTACAAGCAGCAGGTATTATTGGAGCAATAGTATCAGCAGTTAGAGGTGCTAAGAAAGCATCTAAAGGAGTAGGTGGAGATGTACCTATGCCATCAGCTTCTTCTATGAATGTAGGAGGAAGATCATCAGCACCATCTATGTCTAGTCAACCTCAAGCTCCAGTACAAGAAATATGCCCAGAGCCTTCAATCAAAGCTTATGTTATAGCAGGAGAAGCTAGAACAGCACAAGAGGCAGATGCTAAATTAAACAATAGAAGAACCTTAGGAGGTTAAATACCTATTTATTATTATGAAAATATTCGAATTAATTATAGACGAACTAGATAAGTTAACTGGAGTAGATGCAGTAGCATTAGTAGAAACACCTGCTATGGAAGCAGATTTCTATGCTTTTAAAAACGAAAACATGGAAGACTTAATAATCAAAGAGATTATTGAGAAAGAACTATTCGTAGATAGATTACCTGGAGAAGCTAAAGAGTCTTATATAGGTAGATGTATCCCAGTATTAAAAAAGGAAGGGTATGACGAAGACCAAGCAGCAGCTATATGCTATGATGGTTTAAAGGCAGCTTTTGCTAGTAAAGTAGTAGACGGTAGAAATGCTTGGGAGACTAAAGAAGAAGCAGAGGAAGAAGCTATATTAAACGGATGCGAAGGTACTCACGAACATGTACTAGATGGTGTAACTTATTATATGGCTTGTGAGTCACATGAAGACACAGGTCTTATCGAAGAGTTAAGTGCTACTAAGAACGATACTAAATTTAAGTTTGCAGTAGTTAAAGATCAACAAATGGTTGTTGGTCCTCTTATGATACCAAATAAATTAATTTTTCGTATAGACGAAGAAGGAGATCCTTATCATGTTTATTTCTCTAAAGAGACTGTATATGCAATAGCTAATAAAATGATGAGAGATAAATATATTGACTCAGTTAATCTAGAACATAACCCTGACGATAAAGTAGACGGTTATATGGTCTCTACCTGGATAGTAGAAGACGAAATGAAAGATAAACAACAAGTATATGGATTTAATTATCCAGTAGGTACTTGGTTTGGTCAATATAAAATAGAAGATTTAGCTGTATGGAATAAAGTTAAAGC